AACTCAATGTAGGTTCTCAACTCAGAGATTTCCTCGCAAAGCCGAGCCACGATCATCATATGGGTGACTTTCTCACCGTCATGGTCGGGATGGTCTTCGCACCGCTCAGTCAGGTTTTTAATGTCTTCGTAATTCATTCTTCTTCCCTTGATTCCTTACTGGGCAATTTCTTCCCTGATTGCAATTCCCGTGGCAGGGAGGACACTGTTTCATTTTTGCTCCTCATTCGTTTGATCATTTTGTGGACGTTCTGGGGGGTGCAGCCCAGAACCCGTGCTATTTCATTCATGGACGGCAACCGGCCCAGGCTTTTTTCCAGACCACCGATTGCGTCCAATAATCGGATCTGCGCCATTCTCATGCCGCTGCTTTCATCAGCGCGTCAAGTGCGCCGATCCGGGCTGAGAAAGTCTGCAAGAACCTGGCACGCTCTACCATCGACAGTCGAGCAATCTCAGCGTCGTTTGATGTACGCAAGAGCTTGAGCTTGGCGATCCGATCTGCCGGCGGGATCTTGCCGGCTTTCATCACGGCGTCAGCCAGGTTATTGAACTCAACAACCCATTCGGCTTCACCAGCGCTAAGTGAGCGTGGCTTGGCTTCGTTAGGGACGCGCAATGCCCAAGTGCCACCAGCTCCATCCTCAAATTCAATGACGTCTGGCGGCGGCTCAGTAGGCTTTGGCGTTGGTTTGGCCACAGCGTCTAGAGGATTGACGTGTTTGTCAGTCTTTTTTTCTGTGTTGTCGTTGGAGTCAATTGAATCATGCTCGGTGATCTCAAGCGCCATCAGCCAAAGGTAACGCCGAAAATACGTATGCTTCCCACCCATGTCTTGAATGGATTCGGGTTTCTGCGTTCCGTCTTTTTCGACCTTGGTTGCTGAAACAACTGGGCTGGAAAACACAATTGATCCGTTTTGATCGGTGTCGTAAATCGTGAGCGTAGCGTTTGATCCTTCAAAATTGAATATTCCGCATAACCCCAGCTCGTCAAAAATTTTGTGAATGTGGGGAATAAAATCACCCAGCTCAAAGTAGTTGTATCCAGCAAATTTGTTGTGGCCAGACTTTTTCATTTCTGACGACAATAACTTTAGTCTGGCTTGCGTCAGCTTTTTGTAGACGTTCATTTTGGTCCCTTAATGGTGACGGTCGATTGGCGCATTGAGTGCGCTGGTTTGGCCGGCACAACCTTTTCCGGCTGCGCCTGGTACGTGCGGATTGGCCAGGAGATACGGAACTCCTCAGCGTGCGCTTTGGTGGCGTTTCCCAGCATCTCCTTAAGCTCGGTTTCGTCTTCAGTAATTGTGGTTTCCAGCGTCTTGATTAGCTCTTTTGCTTTGACGATCCGCTCAGCCAGCGTTGCTCCCCATTCACCGAGATCAACGCTGTCTAAGTTGGCATCGCCTGGCCACTTGGTGCCGTACTCCGCGGGAGTGGCAGGGTCGTACCACTCAACTTCACCAGTCTCGGTCCAGTGCATGAGCTTGGTTTCAAACTCTCGCGCCTTGGCTCGGATCAACGCTTGCGTTTCCTCATGGGGCGCAAACAAGAATATCCTCAGTTCGGTGCCTTGATACAGCACGCAGACAGCTCCCCACTTGGCGCCGGTAATATCCATCTGCGCCTGGAGCTGGAGAGGGCCGCGGCTGAGCGCTGGGTAATCCTCGGGATACACCGAGGTGACCTTTGCCTCGAGCACGCCGACGCCATCCAGCGTGATTGACTCGGCGCCAACAACATAAACACCAGCGTCAGGGTTGTCCGTCACGACCAGACCGTTGCCGTCTCCCTGGCCATCTAAGCTGCACGCGATCGGCGCGTCAGGATGGAAGTAGGGCTTGGGATGGTCTAGCACTAAGTGCGACAAACCCAGACGGGCGCTTGCCTCGAGCAGGAGCGGCACTTCAAGCAGGTTGCCCCAATGCATTGCCTCATTGGTCTCAAAATGCTCTGGAGCGTCCTGTAGAGCGTTTAACACGCTCTTGAGTACATCGTTGGGCGTCTCGTACTTAGAGTGGCCCAAAAGGGCAGGGATGCGGCTTGCGCTGAGCATTGTATTTGGCGTTACCTTTCCTACCATGATCAGAGTCCTCCAGAGAGAGCAAGAAACAAACAGATTGCGGACATTGCGCCGACCGCGATTGACGCCAGGATGATTGTCAGATTGGAATCGTGTTCAGGTTTCATTGCTTGGCTCCTCGGGGGTTGGTTCGATTGATTTGATGGTGACAAAATTTTCGTCGTCGTAACGGTCGAAGCGCATCTCGCTGCTGAAATCTTCGTAAATTTCTCGGTTGACGTGATGAAAGATGATTTCTTCAATTTCTTTTTTGGTGAATGTGATTTTCATAATGGCTCCCTGGTTGGGGACCGAAGCCCCCGGTTAATTTATTGGGTTTCAACAATGAAACCGTCTGCCTCAAGGGCTTCCGTGAAGTCTGGCGCTGCAGACTTACGAATGTGCACCGAGACACCACCCCAAATCCGCGCTTTTGCTGCAGGAGTGTTAGCGACAAACACCACGTTGGTGTCGTTGAAGGAGAAGGAGAGAATCTGAAAGTCAGCCATTTTGGGCCTCCGGTTGTGCGCCACGACGTGCAGCGCATGAGTAGAACTGTACAGAGGTTGACAACCATAAACAAGGGGGTAGAGCAACTTTTTTTCTAGGGACAAACCCTAGTACAAAATTTCTCCACAAGCCCATCGACTTCGTGCATCATCTGCCGTTCGTTCTCAAGAGTTTCCCTGTCGGGACATTTCAACGGTCCAGACAGAGCGTCGGCTTGAAAAGAACCCGTTCGGGAAACAGCATGGAATCTATTGAAATGATGACCTTACAGTTCGTTATCCCTGGACCACCAGTTGGCAAGGGCAGACCACGGTTCAGCACGCAGGGCGGCAAGCCCAGAAGCTATACGCCGGCTGTCACTCGGGACTACGAAGCACTCATCGCAGCTCGAGCTGCTGAAGCAATGGCCGGCAGAGAACCACTCAAGACGCCGTTGAGAGTCATGATTGAGGCGACTATGAGCATTCCCCTGAGCTGGTCGAAAGCAAAGCGCCAGGCAGCTCTGGACGGTGATATTTATCCTGCTAGACCCGACGTTGACAACATTGCCAAGACCGTTCTTGATGGGATGAACGGCGTGGTTTACGCAGACGATGCCCAGGTTACTTATCTAAAAGTCACCAAGAGATACGCCGAAGAAGGATCGGTCACGGTCTGGTTATCGGAGAATATTTGGTGAGCAAATCCAAGAACCAAGAAGCCAAAAGACGGCTGGAGAAAATGCCGTACTTGCCGATAGACATCAATGGCAAACCACTCAGAGATTATACAAAAGCTGAAAAGGAGATTGTTAAGGAAATTAAAAGAGAATACGAAAAATCACTCAAAAGCACCTCAGACTAGCCTGTGGATAACTTGTGGATAACTACCCTGAAACCTGTGGATAACCCTGTGGACAACCCTGTGGATAACTTTCTTCATATACGCGTGCGCGTAGAGATCTTAGTCTTAGATCTTAGTCTTAGATCTTAGACTCAGAGAGCTTAGATGTAGATCTTAGACAAGGAGCTTAGACTAAGATGAATGACTCTATATTTAATTTTACTAAAGAAATAAGAGGAGGTTTGAAAAAAATAAAAGGTGCCCAAATAAGCAGCAAGCTGGTAAATGAATTGATTGCTCTGGACATGACGTCAGCGCAATTGCAAACCGGCATCGAATCGGTCATCAGACGCCGAATTGATGCCAAACAACCCGAGGTTGAAACAATGGAGGAATTACTTTCCGAAGTTGTGACCGACCAAATCCTGAGAAACAATCTAAAGTGAATCAAATGAATAAACCAACCGCAGCCAAAGGCAATTACGAGCAGAAACCTGGCAAGGGTGCAGCATTTCCGAATGATAAAAAGGTCGAGGATTGGCACGCCGATTACAAGGGACGCATTTGCCTGCCAGACGGCGCTATGCACTGGCTGGACGTGACGATCAAAACCGCTGCCAGCGGAATGCAATACGCTGCGATTTCGATTGGAAACGCTTGCGAACCGACCACCGCGGTCGATCATGGCCCGAAAAGGCACCCAGACGGGCACAGGAGCGGCTTTCAGCAAGCAGGTGAGGCTACCCTACCAGCTCGGATGAAAAACGCGCCACAGGCCCGCGCATCCGGTTTTGATGATCTGGACGAAGATGTGCCTTTTTGATGTTTAAGGAGTAATAAAATGGAAATTAAATTAGATCCACTACAAATCATTGCCAATCATGGATCAATGACGTCAAAACAATGTGCCGAGTATTTCCCTAATTTAAGCTCAAAAGATATTGATGCAAAGCTGCGTCAGGGATTTAGGGTTGGCAAACTTGGGCGACGTATTGACGAGACCGATGGCGCCAGTCGCAAGCGCTACATTTATTTTGACGCCAATGGTCGCGCCAGCAGTCGCGAGCCAGAATATTGCGTAGTACTCAGAACCCTTGGCAAACCTGTGGAGATCGTTGATGGAATTTACTAATGGTCGGTTTGTCTACCGCGGCGAAGACAATGAGAAGCTCCACCCGGACGTGCAGCCGGTGTTCTGGTTGGGGGATGCGATGTACGTGCCGCATTACCTGACGCCACATTTATGGGTTACGTTTGGCAATGGCAAACTGACAACCAAGAACCTGATCGAGCGCAACGCCAAAATCGGGACGACTTATCTATGGGTTCGACCGTGGATTGAGAAGATCTTCAATTCCGAGGATATTTTCAACATGAAAGAATCACAATTGAAAAAGGCACTCATTGCATGACACTACAAGTCGGAGAATCAATTACCAACATTCAATTAAACGTCAGCGAATTGCAAAAGCAATGTGCTGGATTCAAAGTGGAGCTTGACTGCGTTGTCAATCTTGCAAAGCAGATTCAGGCTGATGCATCCGTTTTGATAGACGAATGGGAAGGACAAGATGAAACCAGTAATCGACGAGCAAACCAGCGACCTATTCTTGGAGGAATGGCTGTGCGACCTACTTGCGGAACCTGTAGATATTTCAACTTACTTAGCGGAGATGGGGAAAGCACCTGGATGGGTGAATGTCGACGCCGATCACCAGAGCTGTTGGTAGACATCGAGGGCAACGAATCCCCTGCCTGGCCACCCGTGGACGAGATCCACTGGTGCGGCGATTACTCACCGGACAACTACTCATGAGCCACGATCCAGTAAACCACCCTCAGCACTACACTCAGCACCCGAGCGGCGTTGAGTGCATCCAGATCACTGAGCATATGTGCTTTAACTTAGGCAACACGATCAAATACGTCTGGCGAGCGGATCTCAAGGAAGGGTTGCAAGACCTCGAAAAAGCACGCTGGTATCTAGACCGGGAGATTGCACGACGCAAGAAAGCGTTTGACGATCATATTGATAACGTGCTACAACGCGCATGATTGGGTCCGGGCGCACTCCTCGCCACTACATTGCCCAATTGGGCGACGAGGGGTTGCCCATTTTTTTCGGTGGTGCAGATGGAAAATGAAGCGAGTACATTTGTCTCGGTGCTTCTGCACTCAGGCACAAACGCGCATCTGCTGCATTGGACCACTAGCAGCTT